GAATGTGACTGCGAGCAATGAATAAATATTTTCCCGGTAGAACTATATACACTATCAATCCACAGTTACCACAACTAATAATAGATGAGATGTTAAAACAGTGTAAGGACTTAACCTATATGGCTAGTCTCACTGATGGTAACGATAAACCTGACCACACAAGATCATCTCAACAGTGCTGGTTGCCTTGGGATTCATGGATAGCAGGTATATTACACAACATCATGATAAGTGCAAACAATGATTATTTTCACTACGACCTAGATCACTTCGACGCTGGCATACAAGTTACTAAGTATGAACCCGGTCAAGAATATAAATGGCATGTAGATCAACTTGATCTTGATAAACCAATGAAAAGAAAGTTATCAATATCATTGTTACTTAATGATGATTTTACTGGAGGAGAACTTCAACTGCTTGATCCAACCTCTTTACGCAAAGAGATGGCAACTACAGTTCCACTGAATGCTGGATCAATCGCTGTATTTCCAGCGTGGGTCGTACACCGTGTAAACCCAGTTACATCTGGAACAAGATATAGTCTTGTTGCTTGGATGAATGGTCCACAATTTAAATAACAATGAATCCCTATATAAAATTATTGTCCAGAAAAAGAACATGGACACCAGTACAAACATCTAAAGGAAAACTAAAAGAAGGTGCAGAAGAAACCATCTACCGTGCTCTTGCTTTACGCTCTCTGGAGCTACCAGTTGGCGAGTTTATTACAGACGCACTTGATAAAAAAGTTCCCGACTCTGCCAGAGCACTTCTAGAGTCAAACGTTCAGGACGAGATCAAGCATGATCTTGCTCTTGGATACATCACCAACGCACTAGGCGTAGATGAAAAAGCCGAAGCCGAAGCATTACGCTTACGTGCAGCGTGGGAAGCGCATCCAGATCACACAATTTGTAAGGCGTTAGTAGCAGAGAGAGCAATCTTTTTTGTACTGCTACCGTTCTTCAGGTTCTGTGGAGATGCCGGTCTAAGGACCGTAAGTGCAGATATATCAAGGGATGAGCAGGTGCATGTTGCTGCTAATTCTTTAGTCTGCGCTGAGTTAGGACTCACACCTAGTAGATCTCTTGACCTTTTAAGGAAGGCAACTATTAACTGGGTAATGGAACCTCTTAAGGAAAGTTCCGATAGATATTTAGACAAAAAATTTTGGTTAGATGCCAGCGACAGACTTATGTACGAAGGCAAAGCCCCAGAATTTTCTCAGACTAAGGCAGCTAGAATGCCAGCATTTTTTGAACATGACAACAAAAATCTCCCTCAATACGCTTAAGCTTCACAACGAAAGGTTGGACAAGCTTGTAGATACACTTGAGGAAAATTTTGGTTGGAAACCTATCCACCCAAAGGAAGACATAAATACAATTATGTACCGCGCTGGTCAAGCCAGCGTCATTGAATATATAAGATCCATTATGGAGGACGAAATCTAATGTGTATATTTGGAGGGGGAAACCCTGCACCACCACCACCAGCTCCTTTACCACCAGCACCTACGCCACCTCCTGCGCCGCCAGCTCCAATACCTACACCGGAGCCAGTAGCGCAAGAAGTGAACCCACAAGTTAGAAGGGCAAAGACTAAAAAAGCTGTAGGTGAGTATGCGAGAGGTAGTTCACAACTAAGAGTACCTTTAAAGCCAAAGGTTAATACTGGACAGACAGGTCCAACCGGAGGAATTAATAAATGACAACCGCACGTGAGAGATACAATCAACTATCAAATGACAGGAGACAATTCCTAGATAAAGCAGTTGATTGCTCAGAACTCACGTTGCCGTACCTTATACAAGACGATACATCGTCTAAACCAAACCACGAATCCTTGACGATTCCTTGGCAGTCAGTCGGAGCTAAGTGTGTAGTGACGCTTGCAGCAAAATTAATGCTTGCAATTTTACCTCCACAAACTAGCTTCTTCAAGTTGCAAGTAAAGGAAGATAAGTTGGGAGAGATATCTAACGACCCAAAGATAAAAGGTGAACTTGATTTGTCTTTCTCAAAAATTGAGAAGATGATCATGGATTACATTGCTGCTTCAAATGATCGGGTGACTATACACCAAGCACTTAAACATTTAATAGTAGGAGGTAATGCACTTTTGTTTATGGGTAAAGAAGGAATTAAATCTTTCCCACTTTCAAGGTATGTCGTTAACCGAGATGGTAACGGTAACGTTTTAGAGATAGTCACTAAAGAATTAATTAGTAGAAAGGTATTAGAGTTTGATATTCCAGAACCCGTACCCAACTCAGTAGTAGATGAAAGCCAAAACAGTGATAAGGATGACGTTGAAGTATTTACTTACGTCAAGCTAGTAGATGGTAGATGGCAATGGCACCAAGAAGTATTTAATAAAATAATTTCTGGTAGCAAAAGCACAGCACCAAAGAATGCAAGTCCTTGGTTAGTTTTGAGATTCAATACTGTAGATGGAGAAGACTATGGAAGAGGGAGAGTCGAGGAGTTCCTTGGCGACCTTAAAACATTAGAAGGTTTATCCCAAGCTCTAGTTGAAGGAAGCGCAGCCGCAGCAAAAGTTATATTTTTAGTTTCACCTTCCAGTACAACCAAACCACAAACCATTGCGAAAGCAGGGAACGGAGCGATAGTACAGGGAAGAGCTGAAGATGTACAGGTAGTACAAGTTGGTAAAACTGCTGACTTTGCAACTGCTGCCAACATGACTCAGACTATTGAAAAAAGATTATTAGAAGCTTTCCTTGTGATGAACATTAGGCAAGCCGAGAGGGTAACAGCAGAGGAGGTTCGCCTTACTCAGTTGGAATTAGAACAACAGCTAGGTGGAATCTTTTCACTATTAACTGTTGAGTTCTTATTACCTTATCTCAACAGAACACTACTGGTATTACAGAGAAGTAATCAGATACCAAAGCTTCCTAAAGATATAGTTAAACCTACAATTGTTGCAGGTATTAATGCATTAGGACGTGGACAAGATCGTGAAAGTCTTACAGCTTTCATTGGTACTATCGCTCAGACCTTAGGTCCAGAAGCGTTGATGAAATATGTTCAACCATTAGAAGCAATAAAAAGATTAGCTGCTTCTCAAGGTATAGATGTACTGAACTTAATTAAGACTCAGGAACAACTAGATCAGGAGATGCAACAGCAGCAACAACAGATGCAACAGAAATCATTACTAGATCAAGCTGGTCAATTAGCTGGTACTCCATTGATGGACCCACAAAAGAACCCAGCACTGATGGAAGGGATGAATGAAGAAGCACCTGAAGAAGAATTACCACCCGAAGAATAAACTATGTCAGAAACATACACAGTCGATACATCAACTGAGTCTGAAGTTCTTACGGAAGAAGAACAAGACTCTTTACAGGTTGGTGAGAAATTAGTAGCTGAACAAGACTCACTACTAGCTGGTAAGTACAAGAATGCCGAAGAACTAGAAAGTGCTTACATTGAATTACAAAAAAAATTAGGAGATAACGATGGCTTACAAGACGAAGGGAAAGAAACCGAAGAAGTAACTGAGGAACCTGAAGAAGTAAGCCCAGCAATGTCTCTTATTTCTGAAGCATCTGCTGAGTACTATTCAAATGAGAACTCTTTAACTGATGAGACTATTGAAAAGTTTTCAGCAATGAGTAGTAAAGAATTAGTTAATGCATATGTTCAGTCACTTAAAAATGCACCAGCTCCTGAAGCTGCTAGTGCTGAAGTAGATATGACTGACGCACAAATTAATCAAGTACAAAACTCAGTAGGCGGAGAGAAACAATATAACCAAGTAGTTACTTGGGCAGGAGAAAATTTACCACAAAATAAATTAGACGCTTTCGATAATCTCGTTACTACTGGTAATGCTGAAGCTATTGAATTAGCAATCGCTGGTTTAAAAGCACAGTATGACAATGCCAATGGATATGAAGGAAGAACATTACAAGGTAAACCTGCTAAATCAAATACAGATACTTTCCGTAGCCAAGCTGAATTAGTTGAAGCTATGGGAGATCCGAGATACGACAATGATCCTGCTTACAGATCTGATGTCATCGAAAAATTAAATAGATCTGATGTCAATTTTTAACAATATAAAAAAAAGAAATATAGATCTTATCAAAGCAAAGGTTGACGCTGGAATGGCTACTGAAGCTGATAAGAAACTTCTACAAAAATGGAAGCAGAAAAATGAAAACTAAAGATCTAGATACATTACTTGAAAACGAATACCCTTACGAACCACCAATAAGACTTATGTCACATAACGAAGACTGCGACGGCAGACACGAACACAACACAAACCCATTTTTTACTCGTGAAGCAGAACGCTTTAATGGTTGGACTGCAATGCTTGGCTTTGTGGCTGCCCTTGGTGCTTACGTCAGCACCGGTCAAATCATCCCCGGCATCTTTTGATCCATACAATTGGAAGATGAGTTGCTTTGATTTTCTCGAAGCAAGATACAAATTGATACTTGATGAGGATTTACCTTTAGTAAATAAGATGAACCTCATCGAATTTTTCCTCTCCAAAGTGGAAGAGGAATGCGACAACATTCATTTAAACTAATTAATCACATGGCTGCAATCTCAGTACAAAGAGACACTACAACCAATTGGGAAAAGTTTTGTGACTGGGTAACAAGTACAGACAATCGCCTATATGTAGGTTGGTTTGGAGTACTAATGATACCTTGCTTACTAGCTGCCACCACATGTTTTATTCTCGCCTTTATCGCTGCTCCTCCAGTGGACATCGATGGCATACGTGAACCAGTTTCCGGTTCTTTAATCTATGGAAACAACATAATATCAGGAGCAGTCGTCCCCTCCTCAAACGCAATCGGACTACATTTCTATCCTATCTGGGAAGCTGCCACGCTAGACGAGTGGCTATATAATGGCGGACCATATCAGTTAGTTATATTTCACTTTCTCATTGGAGTGGCTGCTTATGCAGGAAGACAGTGGGAACTATCTTACCGACTAGGTATGAGACCTTGGATCTTTGTAGCTTATACAGCTCCATTGTCAGCAGCTCTAGCGGTTTTT